ATCGGAATCTTCCCCTGCCCTGGAGTCGTTGAAACGCCGAGGCCTCCGCCGGCGATCCCGAGCAGCTTTGCTATCCACTCGCTGCCGCTCCACTCCTCAAAGCGGGCGAGCGTGCGCTCGAAGCGTATTGTGCTTGTTGGCTGATTCGTCGGGTCGGATGCGAAAAGTGTTGCGGCGTCCTGAATGAGCGCTTTCAGGTAGTTTAGAAAGTCCACGTATGCGTCGTCGACGTCGGGTTTCGACCAGTCCGCCACTTTCCCCTCCTCAGCTTCCCCTCACGCCCCAGCCGAAATTTCCGTCAATCCGCAGTCCAGTGTTGTTGCTGAACAGGAAAACGTAAATCCCCTCCGGGTTCGGCTCCGTATCAAGCAGCCAGACGGCGGTGATCCCTTTCGTCTCTCCGACCTGGTGCTCGGCGGTGACCGTGACCCCTTCCACGTCCACAAAGGTTTTTGCGAACGGTACCCAAGTGCCGCCGGCGTCGTCCTTGTCTGCCACCGCTCGCCCGCCGTCGGTTATCTCCTCGACGTTCACAACGATTTTTATCTCGTTGATGCGGAGCAGCGCGACGCCGTCCCCCGTGAAATCCAAGGTCACCTTAACATAGCGAAAATTAGCGGCATAGACGCTGTAGGTGTCCGCGTAGTCGGTCCAGCTCACACCGTCCGCGGAGACGGAAATCGTCGGCGTGATGACGACTCCGGCGACAACGTCGATCTTCGCAAGGACGACGTTTACAAGGCACGACTGCGTGATGAGCGCGCCGAGGTCGTGCGTCTGGACAAACTGCCCGGTGGTTTCCGCCGGCTGAATGAACCGGGGATATCCGGCGTTTATCTGGTCGCGAGGACTGGTCCAGCCGCGCGAGGTAAAGTGCTGCGCGAAAGTCTCGGTCTTGTTGACGGGAGCAATGAGCGCCTGCGGCATGGATCAAACGCCTCCGCGGAGGAACTGCATCAAATCGAATATCCCCGCGGTCGGGACCGGCGGAGTGAAGAGGTCCTCGACAACGACGTTGTCCAGCGTGTCTGCATCGGCCGGGTCGAGACTGACGTTTGCCCGGAGCGCGAAGTCCTGCGGCGCGGAGATTCGCGCGGGAACTGACAGCTCGATCCCGAGGTTCCCGGCGGTGTCCACGGCTACCCACCAATACACATTGTCGCCCGCGGTAAACTCCAACCACGGAAAAAACGTCCCGTTCGTGTCGCCGAGGTAGGTCGCAGCCGCGAAGGTCTCGCCCCGATACAGGCGATAACGGTCAACCGGGAGACTACCGAATAGCGGCGCTGACCAGCGAAAAAGCGCCTGATTTCGAATAACCTCGACCGTGAGGCCCTCGACGCGGCCCGGCCGAACGACAACGGCGTCGATCGGGTATGCCGCGCCCTCGTTCTTCGCGAAGTCCACGCCGGACACCCAGAACCGGCGCGAGCCGCCCCAGGATGCCCTCAGGCGGTAGGAGCTGCCCTTCGTGCGCGCAACCTCGCTCGCGGTCTCGAACGTAGCACCTGCGCGTATGACGTATTCCAGGATAGCGAATGTGCCCGCGGCCGCGGACCAGGAAAGAACCGCGTCGCTCTGGTCGAACGCATACCCGGCGCTCGGGATACTCGGCGCGTTGATGGTGACCGAAAGCGGCGTTGCGTTTGTGCTCGGGTTTCCGGAGGTATCCAGTGCCTTAATTAAGAAACTGTGCGCGCCGGCGGTGGTGACCGGGTACGTGAATTTTGTTGCCGCGGTCCGGGCGATGAATGTTGCCGGCGCCCAGGTTGAGCCTTTGCGCAGCTCGTATTCCTTCCGGTCGATGTCGGTTATGTCGTCCCAGGCAAGCTCGATGCCGTAGTCCGTGACCAGCGCTTCGAAGTCCTCAACGTCCGCCGGCGGCTCGGTCTTGCCGATCACCTGGTGGTAGTATGCGCCGTTCCACTCTGAGGCGACGCCCATCGCGTTGATAAAGCGCACGCGCGCGTCGTAAAACGCGCCGTCCTCGACGTCAACGATGTAGGTGTGTGTGTGCGTGGGGTCGACTGCGGTCGCAGAATACCAGGTCTCGGTGTAGCTCCGGCGGTATTGCACCTCAATTCGGCCGCCGTCCCGGACGAAATAATCAGCAACCGCGTTCCAGGCGATGTAGAGGCGGCTCATTATGGTGCCGTCCGCGCGTGCATACAGGTGAGTCGTCCCGCTCTCAAGCGTGATGGTGGTCGGAGCGGTCACGCTGAACGGGTTCGGCAGTGTGGTGTTTGGCGAGACATCGTATTGCGTCTCCTCGCCATCGGCCCAAGTAAAGACCCCCTCCGCTGTCTCCCGGAGTGTTACGCCAAGTGCAAAGTAAGGCGCCGCGTCACCTTCCTTCACCTCAAGGAACTCCATCTCCTCGAACTCGAAATTATTGGAGCTGAAGCCGTAGCGCGAAAGGTCCAGGGTTGCGTTCTCCGGCGGCTGCGCGACGAGTCCTCGCGGCCGGATGATTCCCTTAACCCGGATGCCCTGCCGAATGCGCTCGAGGTCAATTTTCCCGAGCCGCTGACACGCCGCCGGCGACGTCGTAAACGGCCGATCGATGTCCTCCCACTTTTCGGTGGCGTCGTCCTCGGCGAGGTACGTCGCGTTCACAACAGGCGGGTAATCCACCGTCTCGTAGCGATCGTCTTGGTTTGCGTGAGTGCCCTTGACGCGGTTAAACAGCTCCCGGGCTTCGGCGATCGTTTCAATTTCAATGCCGCCGATAAAGTCGTTAAGCTCGAGCGAGAGCACCGGTGTGCGCCAGGCAGCCGGCCAGATGCGCCACTTACCGCCGGAGAGTGTGATGCTTCCGGCAAACGCGGAGGCCATGTTCGTGAGAACCGTCTTGTAACTCTCGTTACAGTCGAACCAGCCGTCGATGGTGTAGCGCGTTTCCTGCCCGCCGCCCTTGAGCTGAATCAGCTCGTCGCAAATATTCGCTTGGTCGACCAAGTGGTCCTCGTCGATGTCGGACCAGGAGACCCAGCGGCCGAGGCCGTAGCGGACGTCCGTCAGATAGTCGGCAACAATGAGCGCTGCGTTTCTCCGCCAGACGGTCGCGGCAACGCGCGGATCGTAAACCTTTTTCCCTCGAATGATTGCGCTTGCCTTGCCGAGGTCGTCGCCGAAGAGGTTTGAGTTCCAGGAGTAAGCGACATGCGCGTGCGCGCAGCCGCGTTGCCGGTGGTTCACGGTCCAGCCGACGTCCGCGCCGGTGAGACTTGCAAGAGCATACTGGTCTTCGGTGCCGAGGTTCTTTGCAAGATAAACGTTGCTGTTCCACTGGACTTGACCATCGCTTCGCACGAACGCGACGCACCAGCCGGACTCGCCGAAGTCGACGCGCCAATCGTCGAGGTAGAACTGCCAGATGTCCTCAATCTCGTGACCCGCGAACGTCTCGACTGTGTGAATGAACTGCTTGTCTGCGCTGATTCCGAAGAACGACCGGAAGCCGTCAACTCGACATTGTCCGTAAACAACGCGCCGCGCGGCGTCCCCCTTGGTAGCGGTGACATTGCGGCCCTTCGGCATGCGCTCAGACTGCTTCTGGTATTCGACGGCGGCTCGAGCGGCAGTGAGGTTCAGCGCGGTTCGCGGCAGGCGCCGAACCTGCAGGTAACGCCGAGCCTCAGCGTCTGTGACTTCAACTTCGGGTCTGCGTGCCGGGATCGTCATCGCCTCTCGTCCTCCAGGCCCCAATAGCCGGACCACTCCTTCGCCGAGAGCAGCTCCGAGAACCCGAGGTCGCCCGGGTACCAGAGCTTTTGCTGCTGGTCGGAGTAACGATAATCCGGCGCATCGTTCAAAAACAGCAACGCGGACTCATAGCCGAGAACAAGCAGGGTTTGGTTTTCGTCGTCTTTCAGAGTGACGGAGTTTAGCCCGCCGACGTACAGCGGCGCGGGATCGGCGATGATTGCGCCGCTTGCATCGAAGAGGCCGAGGTAGAGCGTGCCGAGTTTGTTGGTTCGCCGCGAGGAGAGCGCAAGCGCAACAACCGCGGCCGGCGCGCTGCTGAGAATGATGTCCACGCCGTCGGCCTCAATTTTTTGGGATTCCGCGACGGAGGAGAGCCCGAGAAACACGCCGTTACCGACCCAGCTCTGAGAGTTCCACGTCAGGTCATAGTCTCCGGACCAGTAGTGCACGGTGCCGCCGCTGAACTCCGCCTCGAACAGATAGAACGGCCGGAGCGTCTCTTCGTCGAGTGCCGCGAGAAATGCTGCTGTTACGTCGCGGCCCATGGCACGGCCTCGATCGCAGTGAATGATATTAAAAACAACCCCGTGCGAGGCGAGTCTTGTATTTGGACGGCGTTGTCCGTGAGGCGGAAGGTGCCCACGGGGTTGTTAACTGTTACGTTCGCATTGTCGGCGTACCCGCGCGCGTGCGGGAAAATGTCGATCGTAGCATTGCCCGAGCCGTCCGAGGTCGTGTCGGTAAGGACTCGGTGCAAATGGTTTGCGATAGAAATCATGTCTCCGGCCTTGAGCACAAGCGTGCTATTCGGCCAGCCGTCAGTATCGAGCGAAAAGTCAACTTGCCCGGCGCCCTTGACTTTCGGCGTGCCGCCGCCGGCGCCAAGCGGAGACGCGAGAAGAGCGTCGCCGAAAAGGAAAGTGCCGAGCGTTCCGCGAAGCGAACTAAGAAAGGCCATCCAGGGAGCTGCTCCCTCTCGCTCCTGCGAGTCGATTTCGACCTGGACCTGCAGCGCGCAGCCGCCCCAGTCATAATTTTGCCGCTGTCTCGTGTATTGACTTAAGGCGCCCGCAACGGAATTAAGATCGGTCCAGATAACCGAGCTGGGTTTCGGCGTCGATGGAGGCGTGAGCGGATAAGAAATACTCATTACCAGTACCCTCGCCTCTTGCCGTCGATCACCCCGCGCGCCGCGCTCTTGATGCGAGACTCCATGGCGCTCACCGCGGCCTCGACCTCGCCGTAGACGCCGCGCTGCGCGCCTTTTGCGTCGATATAGACCGCAATTCCGCCGCCGACCGTCGGAGTCTCGGGCATCGACGCCTCGACGCCCAAGCGGCCGTTTACGGTTCGTAGCGGCAGGATTGCCTCGGGTATGCCGGTCTCGGCGATCAGAATGCGCTGCGCGTTCTTGTAAATTGCCCCCGCCGCGTGCGGCTTCTCGACGCCACCACCGGATACTCCGCCAGTTACGACCCCTGAATTTTGCGCTTCCAGGACATCGTTCAATTCGTCGAGATCGCCGTCGACAACTACCTGGACGTGGGCGGTAACGTCCTTACTCACCTCCTCGAGCTTCCTGTTCAATTTGTCGATTCCCTCGCCGAGCTTCCGCCACTGCTCGGCAAGGCCCGCGCTCACGGCTTCCATGTCGCCGACAATGCTTCCGGCCGTCGCGTTTGATGCCTCCGCCCACTCCTGCAGCGTTGTGATTCCGCGCGCGCGCACGGAGTTGATAAGTGCGTCGACGACTTCGGGCTTAACGCCGGCATCGAGCAGTCGCTGCTCAAGCTCTTCAATCGTCGTAACTCCGGCTTCCATCGCTTCGATCGCGATGTTTTTGAAATCGACGACAGCCTCCATGCCGCGGCCACCGGAGGCGATAAGGTTTTGCATCGCCTGGTCGTAAGCGCCGACGGCAACAAGGCCCGGCTCGAACGCGTTTTCCAGGCCGCGGATTTGCACATTGTACTCCGCCCAGCGAATCTCGCCGCGCATCGCCGCCTCCTCGATTTTTCCGGCGAGCGTTTCAAAGTCGACGCCCAGGAGCTGGACCATCATTCGCGCGTTGTCGACGTTGCCCGCGAGGTTCTCGCCTAGGAGGTAAGCGATTTCACCGCCGACGTCCTCGCTAATGCCCGCAACGTCTTTCAGTGCCTGCCCAAGGCCGGAGAATACCTCGAACGCTTCCTCTCCCCAGCCGAGCATGTCTTCGTGCCAATTCGGACGATCTCGAAATACTCCGCTCATGCCGGTGTCAAAGTCGAATGTCTCGCCCCGCAGCGTCTGAAGGTTTCCGGTTACGTCGCGAAACGCTAGAGTGGTAAATTCACGCAGGGTATTCTCGATATAACCGGCAAACGCGTGCCGAGCTTGAGTCTCTGGATTGTGCCCGGAGTGGATGAGGCCGCCGACGAGGTCGCCCACCATTTGTCCGGCTGAGGCACCGAGCATCGCGCCCATTGGTCCGCCGAAAATCGCGCCAATAGTGCCGCCGACCGCGGTTCCCGCTGCTCCTCCGTAGCCCGCCGCGCTTCCCGTTTGCCGGTTGCGCTCCTCCATGTTCAGCGCACTCACGAGAGACGACGTCGCCACGATACCGGCCGAAACGTAATCGGTACCACCGCCCTCGGTTCCCGGCTCAACCGGATAGATCCCCTCTCTCGTCGGAGGACCGGATACGCGACGCCCCTGGCCGACTACCCAGCCCGTCTGATCCGCGATGGCATCACCTACCCAGCGCCACAACACCCCGCCGATATCCTCGACGGATTTTACGCCTTTGACGACTCCCTTGCTGACCTGCGCGCCAAGCTCCGCGCCAAAACCGACTCCGAGACGCGAGAGTGCATCCTTCATGTCCCAGGTTTCACCGCTGAGCTGATTCTGGAACATTGAACGCCACGTCGCGACAGCGTCGTCGTGCTCCTTCTCCCAATTCTCAGCCAGCTCCTTATTCGCCTTCTTCTCCACATCGAGCCGCTTCTCGGTCCATGGCATAACGGCCCGGCTGACCATGAGGTCCTTGTATGACTCCGCGACCTCCGGCCGCAGGATGCCCTTGCTCACGGCCTCGGCGACGGAGTCCTGCAGCGCGGCCGCGGTCAGGTCCTTAAAGCGCCCGAGCGCCTCCTCGAATCCGGCCATGTCGCCGCGGTCGATCGAGATCTGCAGGGAGTCCTTGACGACGTCGGCCTCAAGCTCCCGCAGGTTGTCTCGCCAGGTGACCCCGAGCTTCTCCAGCTCCTCCCGCTGCTTGGTGATTTCTGCGGTGTTGTCGGTCAGGTGGTTTGTGATGTTGGATTCGCTTGTCTCGACCTTTGCGGTCTCCGTCGAGATTACCGCCGCGAGCCCCGCGCGCTGACGCAGCAAGGAGACAAGTTTTTCCGCAAGCTCCTTGCGCTCGCCGTCTTTCGTCGGCCACCAGTCGGGTACTGTGCTCAGGCTGTCGAGCTGGGTTCGCGTCCAGGCTATCTGCGCATCGACTCCGGCGACGCCCTGGCCAAAAAGAAGATTGACCGTTCCGGTGACGGTCCTAGCCGCCACAGTAACCGCATCGAGAGCGGTGACAAGCAGGTTGCTTTGGTTTATTGCGTTCGCGAATGCCGTTTGAGAGTTATCCCAGGCGATTGACATCTCCTTAACGGCCTGGCCCACCGTCCGAACCGAGCCGCCAGCGGCCGCAGCCTTCACCCGGTACTGCTCAAGCATGGCAAGCTGACGCGCCTCGAGCTTGCCCGCCTCGTTCAGCCGGTCCGCTGTAACGCCAAGCGTCGCTGCGTAATCCTTCTCGGCCTTTGTGACGTCGATAAGAATGCCGTACTTTTTCAGAACCTTTGTGTTTCCGGTTTCGGCCGCGCTCGACAGGTCGTTAAAAGCCTGACTTGTGTCGCCGTCCACAATATCGGCGAGTGATTTAGCCGCGCGTGCCACCTCAAGAAAGCGCTCCGGCTTCAGCTCCGACTGAGCCGCACGGTTTGCGACCGTCAGGATATCCATGTCAGAGACGGTTTCCTGGAGCGCCTCGCGAAGCGAGCGGAGGCCGTCCGTTCCGAGTGCAGTTGAGGAGCCGTAGAGGTTAAGAAAGGCCTGGTGCAGATCGTGGAACGCCTCGCCGCGCTCAACTATAGCAGCAAGGGAAGACACCGCGCCCCCGACCATCGACATGCCCTGATTGAGGAGGCCGAGCGCCTGGTTTGCGACGATAACCTTAGAGGCGAGAGAGTTAGCGAGTCGCCCAAAGCCGGAGTTTACATCGACGTTGAGTTTCTGGATCGCTTGCGTGACCTTCGCGGTCTGCAGCGCGACATCAATCTCAATTCCGCCGACGGACCTTCGCCTTGCCATGCCTCCTCAACCCCTCACTTCTTCCGCTTCACCTTGCCCATTGCAGCGAGCGCGCGCATACCACCTTTCAGTCGCGCGGTCTGCGCCTTGGCGCTTCGCCCCGCGTCCTTGTGCTCCGGGAAGAAATCCCAGAGACTCGGATTCCGCGCACCCACGGCACCGCGCACAACCTGCGTCAACACGCCGGCGCGCCGGTCCGCCTGCCGCACAACGGCTTTCCGCGCATCCATCAGCGCGAACAACTGAGCCCGGCTGAGCTGCCAGAACTCCGCGTCCGACAAGCCAAGCTCAACTCGCGCAATCGCCCAGGTCGAGAGCCAGTCTAGCTTTCCGGCGTCGTCTCCGTCGCCTTCGCTTCCTGGTCCTCGCCGTCGGCGTTTTTTTCCGCTGGTGCTCCTTGGTCAGCAGCCGCCGGAGTGCGAACGGTGATAAACTCCGCCGCGATGAGCGCGTCGGTCACCGCCTTGAGCAGCTCCGCCTGGTCGGCCTTTTCGCACCACTCGAACACAACTTTCTGAGCCTGGCGCCGCTTCTGCGGACTCTCGCTGTCCATGCCCGGCTCTTTCAACAAGCCCGCCCAGGTGAGATAGAAGAGTCGCGCAGTCGTCGGATTCCGAACGTACTGCGCGATGAAGTCGTCTCCTTTCTCTTCCTGAATAATGCCCAGCGCCCAGAAGTTATAAACCAAGGTGCGCTCGCGTCCGTCCAGAACGACGCGCACCAATGGTTTTACTTTTTCCAGCTTTTCCACGTTTTGTACCTCGTCAGGTGTTCAGTCGTTGTTCGCGGTTACGCGATTGTGTAGTCAGCGTCCGGTGTAAGCGTGATGTCGTAGACGTTCCAGCCCTCGACCTCGCCCTTGAATGACGCGCCGATGAACGCGGAGAAGGAATACTCCTCTGCCCCTTCGTCGGTGATCGTCATTTCAAAGTTTTTCCGGGTCTTCGCTTTCGCCGCTGCGATAAGTGCGGCGTGTGTGGCGTCGCTCGAATCGTAGTAAATCGAAAACGTGATCGGATCGACGTTCACGTAGCTCGCTTTCTTAATCGTGGTTGTGCTTCCGTGGTGGCGCCCCTCAATCATCTGCGGATTCCAGCCGGGACCGCTCGGACCGTTATGAACTCCGTCGATTTCGGTGAACACCTCCGGGGTCGCCCCGTCTCCAAGCTTAATTACGCAGCCGTGTGCTGCAGTGGGTTCCACTGTCATTTGCTCCTCCTACCCCTCCTCATGCTGGACGATTACGTCGACTGCCACAGCGCTCTCGTCCGTCCCTTCCTCGTAGAGGTCGATTTGGTTGTCGACCCGGCAGTAAAATACACGCGGTGAAGCAACCCTGTCGGTCCAGCCGTGCAGAATTGCGACAACGTCAGCGGCGAGCGCCTTCGCTCCGTCCGGCGTCGCGCTGATGCATGTAAACTGAAAACGGCTTTGCACTAGTCCGGTGATGCCGCCGTGATAGATGTCGCGCACAGCGCTGATTCGCTGCGAGACAACAGAGTCCGCGATGATGCCCTGCGGCTTGATGAGCGGGAAAATGCGGGTACCACCGACTTTTGTCGAAAGCGCCGAGCTGGTGAGCATGCGAGTTCTGAGCTTGTCGTCGATCATCGCGGCGCCTCGATCGCATCTAGTGCTTCATCTACGGATTTCATGAGTTCGGCGATACACTGCTCGGACTTGGTGTCGAGCGCCGGCCGGAGAAACGGGTGCGCGGGAACGCGCCGGCCGGTGTCGGTCCCGCGGCCTTTGCCCTTAACGCGGTGGCCGTCCTCAGCCGGAATAACGAGGCGGTGGCCGAGTTCGACGAGGTGAGCGTGCGGAGCGGTGTTTATCAGTTTGCCGACGATAAGCGAGCGGCCATATTTGCGCTTCTGCTGCGTCCAGCCTTTGCGCAGGTTTCCCGTCCGTCCGAGCGGAGTTTGCTCAGCGGCGGCCTGCTTGAGTATGTTCAGCGCCTTGCGCAGGCCCTTGTATTCGACCTTTTTAACGATCTCCGGCGGGAGCTTATTAAGCCGGTCGAAGATCTCCTTGATGCCACTGACCCGAAATTCAAATACTGCCTCGCGGTTGAAAGCCATTACTCAACGACCTCCGCGGTGATTTCGAGGCCTTCAGCGCGGCCAAGTTCGGCAATGTTCGTGATGTTCCAGTATTTGCTCTCGTAAGAGATTCGGTCCTTCGCAGTGATTCCGGCGACGTATTCGGTCGTGAAAATGCGAACCTGCGATGCGGTGACGCGCTGCGAGCGATAGACCTCGTTTCCGTAAAGCGGGCGAACCGCAGCCCACAGAGTATGTAGCGTTTGCCAGTTTGCGACAGGCTGCCCGGTTGCGCTCTGCGTTGCGCCGTTGTCGCGCTGAATAACGATCTGCCTGTCGCGGTCTCCGAGGCTTGGAACGCTCATGAGGCCACCCTAAAAGGCATAACGAGACTCTCGATCGCGAGCGGCATCTCATTAACAATCGTCCCGGTGATAACCGGCTGGCGCACGGCGTAGAAATGCGCAATCAAAAAGAGCATTGCGTGCCGGAGCTGCGGCGGGACGTTTGCGGCTGCGGCTCCGAAACCAGCGGTAAAGGCAATCTTCACCGCGTCGCCATCATTCCAGACGGTCGGCCAGTATTTGCCGTCAAGCAGAATAATTCGGCCGTGCATGGAAACGGTGTCCACGCGATACTCGCTCGCGGCGAGCGTCGTAAGCGTGGTTTCGCCGTACGCATAATATTGAACCGAGGCCACGCTCTGCAGACGTCCCTTTCTAAGCTCAAGCACACGGCCGCATGGAAAGCCGTCGAGGTAGGCATTAAAAACGGTGTTAATGAGCGCGCATTGCGTGAGCAGTTCAATCTGCCTGCGCGCAACGGTGATCAGCGTGGTGATGTATGTATCGTCCGCGCTTTGCGAGACGCGTAAATGCGTTTTTGCCTCGGCCAGAGTTACCGGCTCAACCGCCGCCGGTGTGACCTCCACCACGCGCATTACCATTACTCGATTCCTCCCGCCCCATCATCGGCCGCCTCGTAATAGCTGC